CGAAATCGATCCGCATGCCATCGGGCAGAACGGCCGCGGCGTCGGTGCCGATATTGGCGACCGCCCGGAAGAGGACATCGACGTCCTCCTTTGTGGCCTCGGGGCCGTAACGGCCCAAGCGCAGGGGCAGGCCGTAGGTCTCCACGAAAGCCACCCAGTCCTTGACGGTGTAGGCCTTGCACATCCAGCCGAAGGCCACCAGGCGCGCCAACCCGCCGCGGAGCGTCAGGCCCGATTTCAACTTTGGCCGGTGCGCAATGAAGCGGAAAGGCTCCAGCGGCTTGCCCTCCACCGGCTCGCTTTCGTCGATCAGGCGCAGCTCGCGGCCCGCTTCCCGATCGAATGTGAAAAAGCGCGGATCGACATAATTGAAACCGCGCGGGCTCCAGCGACGGGCCTCCCGCAGCCAGTCGATCTCGACAACCGAAAACCCCTTTCCCAAAGCATCGAGCAGATCCTCGATCAGATCGGGAAACCCGTCATGTTCCGCGATGGTCTCGCGCACATCATCTGCGATCCTGACATCGCCCGCGTCCTCGGAAGCCGGTTCGACGATTGGAGCCACGCCCGAAACGCAGCGTTTGCGGACGCCAAGGACCGAGGCGTAATGCGCATCGCGCTCCTCCATCTCTTCGGCCAGCGCCAGGTAGTCATGGATTTCGCCCTCTGAGGCCCGGCGCAGGATATTGGCCAGGCTTGCCGGTGTCAGGCCAGTGGCAATCGAGTTCGCCCAGGCATTGCGGATGCCGGTCAGCCCCGGTTCCGCCTGCGGCCGGGTCAGCTGCTGAAGACGAACGGGGCGGCCATACCGATCAAGAAGCGCCATTACCAAATTCCTTTCTGTGCCCCGAACCCGGCAGTGAGTTTCACGGGGCGGTCATCGTCGCGCCCGCCGCCCGGCGGCACGGGGCGGTAGGCGTAGGGCTGATAGTCTGTGTTCGCTGCAGACGCGGCCAGGGCACCGGCCCAAAAGCGGTCGGCGTGGCCATCACTCTCGCCGTCGGCCACGAGGCGGCGGATGCCAGTTGGCCCGGTCACCGAGGTGATGGCGTGCAGATCGGCGCGCAGTTTGGGATCGCCTGCCGGGATCAGCTTGGTGCGGTCCTGGAACCGCTCCTTCAGGATCGTGGCCATCTCCAGTTTTGAGGCAGAGGAGAAGAGAACGCCTTCAACACGGGCCTCGCCATAGCGTCGCTTGGCATCCTCGACCGGCTTCTCGCCCATCCCGGTCTGGTCGATCCGGCACCGCACCACGCGGTAGCGCCGCATGACATCGTCCAGGAGCTCGTCCTGGCGAGCGAAGGTGATCCGTCGCTCGGCGATCACTTCGCGTGTGATCAGCACCCCGTTCACGAGTTCATCTACCCAGATGACGAAGAGATCGTTGCGCGCCGCGATATCGACGCCGACAAAGCACATGCCGCCCTGGTAGAGCGACGGCTGCCCAGCGAGCGGATGTTCGACCGATGAGATCAGATCGTAATCGAGCCAGGCCGAGGCCGCGTCCATCCATTTGAGCTCGAACTCCTGCGCCCAGGCGTCTTCATCGGCCATGCCCGCCCGCAGCTCATCGATGTCAACGTCAAGGCCCTGTTTAACAGCCTCGTAAATATCGACATGGTGCCGCGACCAGCCGTTGTTATCGGCGGTCATCAGTTCAAAGAACTTGTTGCCCTTGCCATTGGGAGTGGAGATCACGCGGATCTTGTGACCTCCGCGCGCCGCGACCGGATATGCCGAGCCCCAGATGCGACGGCTGTCGCGGTGGAAGGCGAATTCATCAAGCAGCAGGTTGCCGCCAAAACCCCGCGCCGCATCGGGCGAAGCTGAGAGCGCGGTCACCCGGCTGCCACCGGGAAACCGGACCTCATGCGTCTTGTAGGTGGCATCCAGTTCGCGGCTGTAGAACTCTCCGTCCTCGAACACCGGTTCGCCCATTCTGGCAATCTCGTTATAGGCCGCCCAGAAACCGCGTGTGATCGGCTTCAAGGCATCCTCCATAGCCTCTTTGGCAGTCGCCTCGGAGCGGGACAGGATCGTCCAGCGCGCCTTGCGCCCCTCGATTTCTGACTGAAAACAGTCATCGGCAATCTCACCACAAGCCCCGAAGGTCTTGCCGCCGCGCCGGGTGAACATGCCGATCTTGAAGCGGGCGGCGTCCTGAAGCCACGCCTTCTGGTAGGGCAGGAAGGTGATGACAGGGGAGGTCATGGATGCACTCCCATCAATGCCTGTTCTATCGCTGCTCGGCGGCATCGATGCCAAGCGATACCTGCGACCCTGCGCCACCGGCCGTCCCGGCGGGCGCGACGACGTAGCTTGCTCCACCGCGCGCGCAGATGCTTGGGAACGGCGGACCAATGTCGCGGACAAACCCATTCCAAATAAGGGCGCGCGGTCGTGCGGCCACATCCGGGGCACAAGCATTGGATGCGCCTATACATCGCGCGCCTCCAACTCCGCGATCCGCGCCTCGGCCACGCGGAGATCCGCCATGAGCTCGGCCATGTGATCTGCCGCGCGCATCATGGATTTTGCCAGCAGCTGGTTGCCAGAATGCGAGACCCGTAGCGGCTTGGCGCGTGCCCTCAAGTCGTTGATGATCTCAGCGTGGCTCGCCATCAGAACACCGCCACAAGCAAGCCTGCCACGCCGATGCCGAACACCACTCCGGCGACGGAAAGCGCCCTGAGCACCGACATTCCGAATTCCGGCAGATCCCTCTCTTTCGAGCGGAACATCAGAACCACGAACGCAAGCAGTGCCGCAACGAAGGCCAATGCAAAGCTGCCGACAACCAGAACAATACCCTCTATCATCAGCCAAATCCCATGATTTCGCGCGCGGCCTGGGCCGCCTCGGCATTGATCCGGCCAGTGGACACACCTTCCTCCAGGGCCGACGCCTGGGCGGCACGCTCTTCGGCGCGGGCTTCCTCGGCCACGCGCTTGCGCTCGTCTTCCTTCAGCTTTTCGCGCAGGCCCGCGGAATGCATCAGGTCCTTCAGCATCCGGCTGAGGCTGGCGAGGGATTTCGGATCCCACTCGCCATCGTCCTCGCTCACTGCGTTCATCATCTGGAAAGCGGCAGTTGCGATCATCTGCATGAGCACCTTGTGCATGGTGCTTTCGGCCTCGATGTCCATATCGCCAAGCAAGGTTTCTGCCATGGCGAAGGCGTCGCGCTGTTCTTTGAGGAGCTTGGAATATTCGCCGACAGATGATTTGCCGACGCGGATCTCAAGCCCTTCCTCCTGGAGCCAGAAATTCAGATCCTCGGTTACATCCACGATGTCACCGAACCCCCGGTTCATCAGCGTCTCGGCCAGGCGCTTTTTGAGCTCCGAAGGGATCAGGTCCAGCTTCTTGGGCGGTGGCATATCACACCTCCGGCCGCGGCCGCTGGATCTCCGGGTGGCGTGCGATACCCTGGGCGATTTCGACGCCGCGAACCGTGGCCCGTGCAACGATGAAGGTGCCGGTTTGCTCCAGATCGACAAGGCCTTGTTCTTCCAGCCAGGTCAGTTCGGTCGTGACTTGCGCGCGGGTGAACGCGATACCCACCTGCGGCAGCATCGAGGACAGCATCGACGCGTTCGATGTGTATTTCGGCGCGCCCTCAAGAAAACGCAGGATCGAAATGCGCGCGTGTTGGCGCAATGTTTCAGAATAGGTGCTCATCGTTTTCCGGTCTCCAGAAGGTGGTCTTCATGCCGCCCGACCACGCTTTCCAGGCGGCGCAGGATATCGTTGGTGCCGCGTTGCGAGGCAGCCATGGCCTTCATTTCGCCTGCCAAGCCGGCCAGATGCAGTTCGATCTGATGCATTTCGTCTTTCGCAGGCTTGGCCTCGACATCCTTTTCCAGGCTGTCCAGCCGCCGTTCGAAGAGCTTCATCCGGTCGGAGCCGATCTTGAAGCGATCTTCGACGTCCTGGCGGCGGGTACGAAGCCAGGCAAAAAGGAGCGTGCCGATCGACAGCAAAAAGCTGAACGTCATCGTCGGGTCAAAGGAAAGGTCCACGTGTCAGCGCCAATCGTTTCAAAGTGGGTTGCCGGTTACGGGCAACGTCAGGTTTTGCCAATAATCTCCCGCCATAACCAGGCAGGTGGTGCCGTTGGGCTCGGTCACGATAATCGCCCAGGCTCCGGTTTCGCGTGAGTTGTAGACCTCGACCAGACGGTTGTCTGGCCCCAGGCCCCAGCCTGTCCGCTCTTCGCCGAGACGGTCGACCAGGACGGATGTGATCTCGTCATAGGTGCCGCAGAAAACGCGGGGCGTCTGGGCTGATGCCTCAGGCGAGTCCAATGTCAGCACGGCCAGAAGGCCAATCAATGTGAGCAGTGCCCTCATGGCAGTCATCTCCTAGCTATCGCGCTCGGCCTGCCAGGCGGACAGGGCGGGGTTGTCCGATGGCCGCAACACCTCGATGCTGGCTCCGGCATCGGTGCCGGTGCCTGCGGCGAGCGGTGTGCCGGCATTCTCGGCTGCCGGCGCGCGCATGGCCTGAAGCTGATCGAGCTGCGCCATGATGCCTGGCAGGGCAGTCGCCGCACCGGCCAGGTCGCGGTTGAAATTCTGGTCACTCGTTTGCATCCGGCCGCCGAAGAAGAAGGTCACGACAATCGACATGAGAACCCAGAGCGCAGGCGGGATGATGGCCAGAGAAGTAAAGACCTCGGCAGCGCGGATCGGGTCATACACAGGCAGCACGAGCACATAGACGAGGCCCAATGTGATCATCGGGCGGGGCAGCCTGTTCAGGCCGTCGATCAGGCTGTCGAACCAGTTGCGCGAGGGCCGTGCAAACTCGGCGCTCAGTTGAGCGAGGGCGGCCGTGTCCAGGTTGTATCCCCGACGCGACAAACCTTCCGCATTGGGGCGCAGCGCCTCTATGATTTCGAGCGGGCGATTGCGGCCGGCCCCGAAAAGCACGGCCATGATCTGGCTGATTACCCCCATGCGGCGGTCCTTTCACGGTGTTCGGCATCGGTGAGGTGGAACTTTGGCGAGATGAATTCCTCGGCCCGGCGGATCCAGCCACCCTTGCCGCCATCGCGGCGGCGCGCATATTTGCGGCTGGCCGGGCGGCGGTCCGCCAAACGGTAGTAGAAATTCCGCCGGGCGATGCCGTAGGCGTCGGCAAGATAGTCGGGCGCTTGATCGTATGCCGCCCGCGCCGCGGCGATTGTTTGCGGTCCGATTGCCCCGTCAAC